CTGGTTCAATATCCGAAAATCCTACATCGAGCTTGACGTTCGTGTTCATTCACAGAATGGCAAATGCCCGACGTGTGGGTCATCCCATGTGGAAGCGACCAAGGAAGGTTTGTTGTTCTGTTGGGATTGCGAAATGAAAGCGTATTTCCTGAAGCGCGGAGTGAAACTGTAATGGTCACCTTGTGTGTGTTGCTCATCGTCCTTGCTGTCGGTTCGCTGGCAGCTATCGTTGACGTTGTGGAAAGCCTGTGACTAAGGTTCGCAGCGATTCGCACGGGCTCTATATCAGAACTGGCGGATACGTGTTCCGCCCTCAGCTCGCGATCTATTCTTACCTCATGAATCCCGACGTGAAAGCGGGAACGACTCGCTATCACGAAGGTGATGCGGTCAAGGCTTATCATATGAGCCAAACGCCTCACGCGAAAGTCAAAGATGTTTCGGGCCCGCACTCGGAAATCTGGCACTCGCATGGGTGCTATATCAGCAATGTTGCTGGTGTTGGATGTAAGACTCTCTCATCTGAGATTCTTTGGAGTCCTAAGTGAAGAACAAGCTCACGCTCTACCACGAAGCAAGTTCCGGCGGATTCAAACAGTGGTCTATCTGGATGGAGAAGGACAAGCAGACCGTCACCGTCGAATGGGGCAAGGTCGGGCACAAGCTCCAGACCTCCAGCGATACTGCCAAGCCGAAGGGCACTCCAGGCACGAAGTCCTACGTGGACGAATACGGTGCCGCACAGTTCAATCTCGACAAACAGATCCGCAAGAAGCGTGAAGAGGGATACCGCGAGTCAATGGACGACGCGGAAGTTCTGGATATCTTCGTGGGTCTCACCAAGCGATTCGTGCCTGCCAAGCCCCGCAAGGATGTAGCTGTTGATACGCTTTACCAGCTTGATTACGAGAGTAAGCTCTGGATTCAGCGTAAGCGGGACGGACAGCGCCACCTGGTGCTCATCACCAGTAAGGGTGAGGTGAAGATTTACTCCCGCCGCATGGACGACATGACGGCGCACTTCCCTACGCTCTGTGGTTGGATCAAACACCTCAAGCTCCCCAAGAAAACGATTCTTGACGGCGAGATCATCATCGACCGAAACGGGAAGGACGACTTCCGCGCTGTTGGGACCATCGTTCGCGCCAAGCCCGAGAAGGCTGCTCCGCGTGAAATCGCGTTTGCGAATGCTGGACAGCTTCGCTTCATGGTGTTCGATTGCCTGTATTTTGCGGGTAAGCCCGTGTGGGAAAAGCCCTACGAGTATCGGTACCATGAAGTGCTTTGTAACTACCTCGCGGTAGGCGGAACCAGTCACGTCTTTGTTCCCGAAATCCTGAATGGCGGCATTGGAGTCCTGATGACCCGCGCCAAGGCGGAAGGCTGGGAAGGTCTCGTGTGCTGGCTGTGGGAAGACCCGACCATCGTGCGTGACGGCGGCAAGCCCAAGCGGACCGGGTGCATCAAGTGGAAGCCCAAGAAGGAACAGGACTTCATTGCGACGGGATACTACCTGGGGTCTGGCGACATGCAGGACGTGGTCGGCGGGCTGAACATCGAGGAATACATGCCCGATGGGTCCATCCGGTCATGCGGGAACGTGGGTTGCTTCAGGGGCGACTCCATCATCCGTAAGGAAGCTCTGTCGTGGGATTACCCATGCGTTGTGAGCGTGGAGTTTGACCTACAGGAACCCGAGGGAACGCTTCGGTTTCCTGTCGTGCTGAAGCTGCACGAGGACAAGCTGCCTGAGGATTGCGTGGCAGTTGACGAGGACGAGGACGAGTAATGTTGCCGCCTGGGTGGAGTTGGGAAGAACACGGAACGAACATGTTTGGTAAGACTGACTGGGCGCTGTATGACGCCGTTCGTCTTACTAGAAAGCGTCGTGTTCGTCGCAGGAAGATTCGCGCTACCGTGTTTGCCAATGGAGTGTGGTTTACGTGGGATGAGCGCGGCACTGGCGGCGAGAACGACGTGAACAAAGACATCGAGGGCGCCAAGCGTGATTGCGAAGATGCGCTCCGTAGACAAGGATGGATGAAGTGAAAGAACGAGACCTAGCACAGTTTTTCGAGGACAACCAGAACGAGGCATGGAAAACTCCATCGTCTCTTACGACCAAGTGTCGGGACATCATCGCGTTCCTGTTGCTGGACAAGCTGGTGCCAGGACATACGAGTATCATTGCGGCCGCGACACACGACCAGATATGGTTGAGTCCCGACCCGCATAAGGTCAACGAGGTCGCTACGGATGAGGAACTGTTGACCCTGATGCAGTGCGGTGTGTGCTTTGATGATGGTGAAGAATCGTTCTTCATGTTTGTGTAGAGGATATTATGAAGTGGGGGAAAGACGCTGGAAACACAGTGGGTGCCGTTTGATAAGGACGGAAACCAGAATACGTATTCATCTTTCGGCGACCCATCTCATGAGCCGACACCTGAGGAACAGGCGGGCATCGATCATGGTTGGGGTATATCAGAGAAGTGGAGACCCAACGAGGTATTCACCGATACGCTCCAGTATGTGGGCTATTCGCGGGGGCGCTCGTCCGCGATGTTTGTGTTCGAGCGGCTTAGCACTCGCACTGAGGTCTCAATGTTCATGACGGACATTGATGAAATCGTGCCGCTGATGTCCGGCGGGATGCTCGGCGGAGTATTCACGTTCTGCAAGCGCGGAGCAAACTACGGCGTTAAGCTCCTGCCGTCGGTGATGCCCAGTGTCTAAACCACTTGGGCTCAAGATCAAGAACGCTACGACGGGGAAGTTCTCCGCTTCTGGCATCATTGGATGTCATTGGTCGACTGTGGGCCGGACGTGGACGAACCGCGCAGCGTTGGGCGCGTCTATTGCTGTGTGGGCCCAGCGCAATGCTCAGTGGCCGAATCCACATCAACATCCAGGCGATTGGGTGGTCGTCATGATGACGGAACAAGGGCTCGTGGAGTTTAGTTTTTTGGATTGGCAGATGGCGAAGGGTAAGAAGAACCTGCCAGAGCCGATCAATCAGCCGCCTAAGATGACGCTGACGATTGAGGAAATAGACGAAGTGGAAGAAGCGATGCGGAACTACATTGGTGATGCTGATGCCGCTGGAGAACTAAGCCAGCGTGTTGTCGAAATCCTGATGACGCACATGGAGAACACGGTATGAAGATTTGGATTGCTGATTGGTCAGACGGGCATGATCATGACAATGAAATTCTTGGTGCCTACGCGACAGAAGAACTTGCGAAGGCCGCGATTGAATCGGATATCAAATGTAGATACGCCGGGAACTCGCGGGCCCATGCTGACTGGTTGCTTACGTTTTCCTTTGTGCAGGTCTACTTCGGATGCGGACATTCGGATCGGTATAGTTGGTGTGATTACGATGTTCAAACTGCCTAAGATCGGTGACGGCGTGACTATCTCGGTGGGGAGTGACAGCTATCCCGGCACAATCATTGCGGTGACTTCTAAGACTATCATGGTCCGAGAGGATGCCGCGGTCTGTATTTCGGGATGTTACGCAACCGAGATTCAGGATTGGCAGATTACTCCCGATCCGAATGGACGAGTATTCCGCGCTCAGTGGAGTGAGAAGCGCCAATGCTACCGGGACCACGGCACACCAGTCTATGTGGGGCATCGTCGTCGCTACAATGACCCGTGCTTTTGATGTGCTAAATAGTTAGAGAACGAATGGCGTCCGCTGTCGGATGTCTAGAGAATAACAGAAAAGGTGAATAGATATGGGAACGATTACACTTGAACAGCTTGAGACCAAGGTTCTTGAACTGTCCCGCGACCTCGCACAGCTTCGTTTGGACTTTCAGAAATACGTGAACAGCAAGGAAGTTCGTTTGATGGACACTCCGAATACGAACGCTCCCGCGCACGAAACACTGCCGGCGCCAAAGTTCATCAGCCCGGTAGATGAGATTGAAGGCGCCCGCCCCGTTCGCGCCACGTCTCCGCATGGTGATTTGGCAGACGTGCTTGGATACCCGAAGGACGGTCGGTAATGAGAATCATTGATGCGTTGGTGGGTCGGGCACCTGCATATCGAAAACTGTTGACCGAATGGCAGAAAAGTCTTGAGCGGATTAAGACTCTAGACAAGTTGCTGTATGAGGAAACTCAGCATGGGTTTAACTTGTTGGACCATCAGCGGGAATTCACCAACGAGATTACCAAGCTCAGAGAACAGTTGAAGGAGTATGTCCCGAAGGATGTTCACCTGCAGGTCGTGGAAACCGCGGATCGTTTGTGGTTCCTCAACGAGCGTTTGCGGTTCCTCAACGAAACTGGTGAGACGTTGATTCGGACACTCCAGCAGCGCATCTACGACTTGGAGCATCCGACGATTGTTGGTGTATCTTCGTGGATGCCAGAGGACGACACACCACCCAAGAGGAAGCAAAGGAATTCGACCAAGAAGATCGTGATAGACGAATTCCCTGTCAAGGGTAGTAAGGTGCGACGAGTGGTTGCCAAGAAAGCCAAGAAGCCGCTGTCCATTCTCAGAGGGAAACACACAAAGAAGTAGACATCATGACTATGACTGATGCACAAAGGTTAGCCGATATCCGCCAGCGTTCTGTTGAGACCTGGCGGATACACGACCTTCCGCCGTTTGATCCAAAGACCGGAGAACCGAAGCCGTTTCGGATTGTCTCCAAGTTGGATGAGGACGTGAAATTCCTGTTGGAAAAACTGGGCATCGCAGAAGATGAGATTGCCCGGTTAGAAGAACTACTGGAAGATCGGGATTACGAAGGTGACCGGGCGGCCCCCGATGTATGATGCATGTGTTAGTGTTCCTCGCCACGGTACCCGTCATCGTTCTGTTTGTAGTGTTTCTCTTGGCCCGACGAGCGTGTAAGGCCGAGGAACAGCTTGCTCTCGAACTGCTTTGCCTGATTAAGGACGAAGAACTCCGGCGCGAGGACGAACGCCGATTGGCAGGGAACAATACTGTCTCCACATTCGTCAAATAGTGTAGGGGGTAGCGTATGCATTCTCTGGTTCATTTCGTGTTCGGTCTCTCGGCATTCTTTATGTTGTTCTTTGCTCTCCTGATTTCCATCTGTGCCTACTTCCTGCCAACCATCAGTGCGTTCCTCACGCACCATTCACGCCGCTGGCTTATCCTCGCAATCAACCTGTTCCTGGGTTGGTCCTTCATCGCGTGGTTCGTTTGCATGATCTGGGTCTGGTCGACTCCGTTCCGTGCCCCGCGTTCCTCTCAGCTTTTCTCATAGCGAAGTAAAAGCGAAAGCTAACGTCTCAAAAGTCTAAGGAATCCTCGATTACAGAATTGTAATCATTTTGTGCTTGACTCTGCCCGGCAGATATGAGACAATATCATTATGGTAAAGGGATTTAAGAGCATTGCGGTTCCCGCGAATGCGAAGCTCGTGGCAGCGGTTGACGCGGACGAGTTGCCGACTGTCGTTCTAACGACGGAAACGGAACACGTCTGCGACGATAACTGCGACCACGACAACGTGAACCCGTCGCCGTCTACCGTCACCGGTCCTCATTCCCCCGAATTGAGCGAGAAGTTCCTGCTTGCGGGTCGCGCTGTTTTCACAGTCTCGAACCCCAAAGGGGACCATTTCACGTTCAAGGTCCGCAAAGTCGAATCTGAGTGGCCCAAGTTTTCGGGGAAGATGAGCACCACGTTTTTCGTCAACGCAAAGGTCGCGGGCACCGCGCATCCTTACGGATACATCGGGATTCTGGACATTACGAAGGGCACGATCAAGTGTACCGCGAAGTCCGAATTTCTCCCGGGTTCGAAGGAATACGACATTGCCGCGTGGGCGTGCCAAGCGGCGATCAACGCGAAGATGATCCCTGATGGGTATCACATCGAACACGCGGGTCGCTGCGGGAAGTGCGGGCGTCAGTTGACGGACCCGGTGAGCATCGAGCGCGGTATCGGACCGGAATGCTGGTCCATGATCGGGAGTCTGTAATCATGAGTGCGAAACTGCCTAGCGGAATTCTGAAGTCGGATACGTCGTACCCGAAGGTTTATACGGGCAACACGTATGAATCCTTCGAACTGTGGGACATTCGTGGTCTCGGGTTCGTGATCCCGTCCCTGCTCATCTCTCGTGCCGGCCGCCGGCAGCGGATGCGTATAAGCCTGCGGAATCTGTGGAAGCGGCGCTCGTGGATACTGTGGAAGTTCAGCACCACTTGAAGCCGATCTACAATTTCAAGGCTGGGGAAGAAGCGCGATGACGCGCCGAGTCCAGATCATCCTCGCCGTGTTCATTGCAACGCAAGTGCTCGACGCGAGCCTGACGTATGCGGGAGTCACGCGAGGATTGGCATCGGAAGCGAACCCTCTGATTGCTGGGCTTGCTCAGTATATCGGGCTGTTTACTTCACTGTTCGCGGTGAAGCTGCTTGCTGTGGTCGGCGCGTTCATTCTCGCGTTTCTCAACAGGACTAGACTTCTCGTGCTAGCTGTTGTGTTGTATTGGGTTGCCGCGGTATTGCCGTGGATGTTTGTATTGGGGATTCTGTAATGCGTAGTTTGATGGTTGGCGACCGAGTGTTTGCACGTCTGGACCCGGACCGAAAGGGCACGGTGGTGAACCTGTACCGCTATGCTTCGTTCGTGACCGACATGCAGGATTTCGCTGATGTGAAGTGGGATAATCCCGTTCTCCCCAAGCAATTCGGGGATGTTTCGTCAATTTCAATTTCGTATCTGGAGCTTGCGTAATGAGAGATTTAGCTGTGTCGGTTGGTCGGATGCTCGGGAACGTAGCGCGGTGGAAGCGTCAGTTGCTTTGCCATCATGACTACCTCTGGGCGTTCGAGAAAAAGCGCACGTTTCTGCGTTGCGGAAAGTGCAACCACGAAACCCCTGGGTTCGACATGACGGGCATCAAGCCCCCGATTCAGAAGTTCGCTGGCGACTCTGCTCGGCACGTGGTCGGGCGTGCGTGATGGAGTGGACAGACTACGAGGTCGCTAAGGCGCTCCACGGGCACCAGTTCAGGCGGGTAACGGCCTGCGATAAGCTCATTCATCCTGCGGATGGTGAGTGCAATTGCGGTTGGCTGGAACGAGTGCAAAACACGTTCCTGGTGCTTCGCGCTATCCGCTTGGCAGAGCGTAAGGACTGTGAAGCGATTGCGCGGGTAAGCGGCGGCGCCCGTGCTGCCGACATGATTCGGGACAGAGACAAAGACGATGACAGACGTTAAACCATTTCCCTCACTGTTGGAACGACTCCGCACATGCACATGCCACGAGTCGTATACCAAGCGCAAGATGTGGGACCCAAATTGCCAGTTTCATAGCGGGCTTCACGCTGAGGCTGCCGACGAAATCGTGGAACTTCAGGCACTCTTGAACCAGACGCTAGACGAGTTGGATGCATGGAAGCGCGTAGCTACGCGGATTGCCAGAGTTTTGGCAGTTTACCAAACCATGTCGCCAAACTAAATTCTGCTCTCGGGCATTTTCCTCTTGACAATGCCCGGCACTTATGAGATAATAGTTCAAGAGTTGAGGGAGACACAAAGACACTCCCCGAAAATGACAAGTCCGACGCATGATGCTGCCGGACAATGTTCGAAGGAGAACGTTACTATGGTTCGCAAGTTTGCACAGATTATCAAGCTGATGGAGTCGAAGGGTGGGCGCGTGGAAGTCACGGACCCGGATCTCGCGGCTATCCTCGGCGATGCCCTCTACCGCGTGGCGTCCTACATTTGGGACATCAAGCACTACGCTGGTCTGGAGGTGAAGGCGATTCGTAACGGCCGCAAGGTGGTTGCTTACGAACTCGTCGCAACGGCGTCCGCTCCTGCGGATGCTACAGTTTCGGCTGCGACTGACGGCGCGGCCGACGTGACGGCGTAGTTCTTTGCGGGGTGGCTCCCCGCTGTCGTCACAGGGGTGCCGCGGGTTCTCTCCCCCGCCGCACCCCATCCTTTTCTCAGAACACTATGGCACTCGCACAGTTCAAACGAATCCTTCCGCCGCTACCTCCCCGCGATATTCAAGAGAAGGTCGGGGCCTCTCCCGCCGTTCGCTGTTTAAGGACGCACCTGGCGCGGGAAATCGGGAGCGAAAGCGAAGCGAAAGCGAAAGTCCTGAAATGCTTAGGAAACCGGCAAAAGCGAAGCAAAAGCGAAAGTCCCTCTAGGATGGGTTCCTACAGCGTCCCTTGCGGAATGATACAGAGTGCGACCGACCCTTCTGGACCCCCACCAGCCCGATGGTAGCGCGTCGTTAGAGTCAGAATCGGGGGTCAGACCGAGTGTTCGGCAGCGTCAGAGCGACTTTTCTTCGCTTTCCTTTCGCTTTTGGAAACTCTGCCGACCTTTTCGCTTGACTCTGGACCCTCGGCATGAGATACTAGACTCCATGCGATACATCTGTTCAACGGCAAACCAAGACGAGGTCAACGCGGACCTTCGTGCTCGATTCGGTGAGACTGTCACGCGGCAGGAAATCATGGCGTGGCGGGACGAGACGGGCATTGACCCTCGCTGGATTCGGAAGGGAAGCGCCTGCAACATCGGCCGCGGACTCTACCGGATTCCTGGTGGAGATGGAACCGCGGTTGCTCCTTCTGTTCCCGCGCCGAGAATGGCAAAGCGAGAGAAGGCAAGCTCTGACTCTGAGGATTCCCGCTCCGTCATTCCGTCGCCGTTTGACGATGACACTTACGACGAGGAACCTGCCGAGGAAACTCCTGAGGCGCCCAAGAAGCGTGGTCGGAAGCCCAAGGTGGTTGAAGAGGACAAGCTGGCGGGCCGCGGACTGGACGCGGCAGGGGAAATCCCTAAGCCCGTCTTCGTTCATGCGTGGATTTGTGATGCGCGAGTGGACAAGAAGTGCCCCGGTCGTCGTCCTGACTTTGCGCGGGGACCGGACGATGGTCCGCCCATCTGTGACTGTGGAAGCACGATGAGCCGGCATTCTTGGGCACCGAGCAAAAAGCTGTTCTAGAGGATTCTAAATAGTGGGTACTGAGAGTGCCCACTATGAATACTGACGAACAGACCCAAGTCCGCGACCTCCTGAACGAGGCTCCGACCAGCTATACGGTGACACCACTCCACAACCATACGGTGATGGTGAACTACTATGCGATCACGCCTCGCAAGTCTCGGGCGAGATTCAATCGCACAGTGAGTCTTACCCAGTTGCGGGGAGCGCAGAGTGAGACTGCCGTTTTGTATTACCTGAAGTCGCTGCATCCAAGCTGTGACATCATGATTATGAACATCGAATTCCGGTAGAACGAGGACATATGCCAAAACTTACAGCACGTCGTTTACTCCATGCTCTGAATGAAGCCAAGCGTCCCGCGGCTCCGCCTCTGAATATGGACAAGTGGCGTATCCAGATTCGGGACATCCGCAACCAGTTGATCAAGCTCCGCGATAAGACCGAGGATGAGGGAGAACGGGTTGACGCTGCGCTATATGATGACGAAATCTTGACGGCAAAGGATACAGCGCGGTTGAATACACTTCAAGACCGTGTTGAGATGGCGGTTGACGCGATTGCTGAGGCCATCAACCAGTTGGACACGATCCTGTAAGCCGTTTAGCAGCTTCTCGTCGTTTTGCGGCTTCGCTCATTCGTTGTCTGGTTTCACGGGAGAGTGTGTGGTGCTTGCCCAGTGCGTGATTATTTCCGCGTTGGGCAAGAGCATTTTTCAGTTTGTGTTCTTCAGTTTGGATATGACCCAGTGAGCTTTTATTGCCTAGATGTGCGATTCGCATTTTGCGTTTAGTTTCTTCGGATGCTTTCTTCCCCAATGCGGCTTCGCGGAGTTTTTGTTTGGTTGCTTCGGTTTTAGGCCGTCGTAGATATTCTGACCACGCAGCTTCTTGTTCTGCGGTGCGGCCAGACAGTCCGAGCCAAGCGATTTTATCTTGGATGCGGCCATATTGTTCGTAGAGCAACCGATGAGCTTCGGCATGTTCCGCTACTGGCAAACGAACGATGTTGGATGAGTCATTTGTGCCACCGGCGTGTTTAGGTATGATGTGGTGTTTGTGGAGAATCATATGCGTATAATGGCTATGGCCGACCTTCATGGTCGACTACCCGACTTGTCTATTTATGAAAATATCGATTGTCTCCTCATCGCCGGGGATCTCTGTCCCGATTTTACCGACCAGTGGGACCCAGGCATCATGCGGGTCAGACAGACCGAATGGTTGCAAGAGGATTATGCGGAGTGGGAAAAGACTGTGCCCGCGAAGCACATCTTCATGACTCCGGGTAACCATGACTGGATTACCTGCCTCCCCGATGGGCTGCGGACCAAGCTGTTCATTGACGCGGGCTGTGAGCTTGGCGGCAAGAGCTTTTGGTTCACACCCTGGATCAATCCGTTCGGTAGCTGGAACTACATGCTCGACCGCAAACAACGGAAGGAACGCTTTGCCGAAATTCCTAAAGGGTTGGATGTGCTCGTGTCGCACTCTCCCGCGCTAGATATGCTTGATAAGACCTACAGTGGAATTCGGGCGGGGTGCCCGGAGCTTCGCCAAGCCATTTATCGCGCTCAACCAAAGGTCTGTGTCTTCGGGCACATTCATGAGGGACAGCGGGACAGTCGGGAAGGCAAACTCGGGGAAACTCGGATGCTGAATGTTGCCATGTGGAGTGCCCAATGGGAACCCACGGCATTTGAGTTGTAGATAGTTGTGGTCTAAGTATAGGCTAACGATTCGTTACCTCAAACAGGAGACTCCTATGTTCTCAACGTTCTGGACGATTATCAGTATCGGCGCCGTGGTGCTTGTAGCACTTTTCATCTTGGCAGCATTCTTGAGCAAGAAGCTCAAGGGCTTGGTAGAGCTTTTCAATGAGTTGAAGGCTGCTATCGGAGTTATCCATGATGCAGTGTCAAAGAAGGATAACCCACCGGCACCGACCGCACCGACGACTGGTGGAACAAGCGGTGGTGCGAATGCAACGCCTGACGGCAACATTCAGAAGTCATAAGTTGCCAGTGTGACAGTTTGCCGAAAATAGTTGTTGACAATGACCCGGCAAGCTGCTATACTTACTTCTGTTGATTCGGATATCGTGTGTTCTGACGCCGCATGATGCTCCGTGGTAGAGTTGCGTCATCATCGATGAGGACAGTGAAACATGGGTTATAGCAATTGGGTGAATATGAACACGCGCATTCTTCGTGCGCTCAAGACGGGTCAGGACTTCACAGCGAATCAGCTTCGCTCGAAGTTCGGGATTCGGCGCGTGAGCGACCGCATCAGCGACATTCGGAAGGCCGGATACGCGGTGTATCTCAACGCGAAGACGACTGCCAACGGCGAAAAGATCAAGGTCTATCGTCTCGGCACGCCCCGTCGCGCTGACGTTGTTCGCGCACAGTTCGTTGCTCAGAACGGGTTTGAACCGTATGAGTATGAAGTGGCGGACCGTCTCGCTTTCGTGAAGTAAAGCTCTGCACGGGCGCAAGCCTGTTGCTCTCTCAAGGACTGATGCCTCTTGAGAAGAACGAAATGGCATTCGGGTTTTTGTTGCGAAACGGAATAGCGCAATCCCGCTCTATATGGCGATACTCGGTAGCCTGTTCCCGACCGAGTGTTTCTATCTGACGCTACTGTTGTAGTAAGGAGAAGCTAGTATGTTGTACCCTTTTAGTTAAGATAGAATAGTAAAGTGCGTAGGGAAGACCTGCAAGCACGGTGAACCAAATAGTGCCGAAACCGTTTCGTGGTGAGGCCAGCTTGACTCCTGTGATGTTCTGTGAGACAATGCTTGCATGATTAATCTGTTCGTGGACGACGTTCGTGTGTGCCCATATGTGGGATGGGTGACTGCCAGGACTATTGAGGCTGCCAAAAAGTGGCTGAAGGCAGGAGCCGTCGAGCATCTGTCGTTGGACCACGACATGGGAGCTTGCCAGGAGTGCATTGATGCCCGCCGAGATGTGGGCGACATGCTGACGCCGGAGACGACGTTTGTATCGTGGTGCCCACACGCCGAGGACGGGACTAAACTAGTTCACTGGATGATTGAGACCGGGCACTGGTCTGTGATCAAGCCAACCGTTCATAGTGCGAACCCGGTCGGTGCTGCTCGTATGCGCGGCATGATTGACCGCTATTGGGTGGAGCATGAGAGTTCATAATGGAACGCCGAATCATACTGCGTCAAGTATCTGCCATACTTGCGGCAACAGTCAGCACATCCAAGGCACGTTACTGAGCGAGGACGTAGTGCTCTGCCACTCGCGGGGTTGTAGTCCGCCAGTTCGTGTGACATGGAAAGTGACCATGTGCAACGATTACGAGGACAAACGGGAACCCGCGCTCTGGCAGATGGAAAAGGTTGCCTGGCGTTTCTCGGTGGACAACAAGAAGAAGACCGCGGGTTTCGTTGACCCGAAAAAGTGGAAGGAAAAGGGGAACGAACCGGATGATTAACTGCGCCAATTGCGAACAGGAGAAAGAGAATCCTAAACGCGCCCGGTGCCGTAAGTGTGAGACCGAAGGTCGTCGGAAGTATAAGAAAGTGTCCGGGCCCAGTGGTAAATCAACCCCGGAGCAATCTCGCCGTCGCACGCTGAAACGCAAGTATGGATTGAGTGTGCCGGAATACGTTGCGATGCTTTTGGAACAGCGCGGCGTTTGCGCGATTTGTGGAAACCCTGAAACGATGGTTCGCCGCGGTAAACTTCAACCGTTGAGTGTGGACCACGACCATGTGACAGGACAGCCGCGGGGATTGTTGTGTCAAAAGTGTAACAGTGGTATCGGGTTCTTTGATGATGATCAGGTCTTGTTTGAAAATGCAAGACGATATTTGACTTTGTATGCTAAGTAGTTACGACGATGCGCGTCCGGCGAAGCTACTTTCTGACGTTCATAGCAATCCCCACCGGACGTAGAAGTAGTGAAGAGCCGCGTTCCTGCCAATGGGGGCCCGCCAGACCGGCGGGCCTCAACTTTATGGACGTGATGAGACTAATAACCGTATGAAAGGTGACTATAATGCCCAAGTTGGAAATCCCTATTGCAGAGATGCGTAAACGCAAACTGTTTGTGGCCACACCAATGTATGGCGGGCAGTGCGCCGGGCCCTTCGCAAAATCCTGTTTGGACCTCGTGTCGTTGTGCTTGAAGCACGGTATTGAGTGCCAGTTTTTCTTCCTGTTCAATGAATCGCTTATTACTCGTGCCCGCAACTATCTCGCGGACGAGTTCCTACGGAGTCCTGCTACCCACTTGATGTTCATCGACAGCGATATCGGATTCAACCCGATGGATGTTCTGGCGCTTCTCGCGCTCGACAAACCGATTGCCGGCGGGCCCTATCCCAAGAAGACGATTGCGTGGGAGAAGATTTTGGATGCCGCCAAGTTTGGTTTGGCGAACGACAATCCGCTCTACTTGGAGCGTTACTCCGGCGACTACGTGTTCAACGTGGTGCCCGGAACAATCGAAATCAAGATGGATGAACCGGTGGAAGTGCTGGAAATCGGCACGGGGTTCATGCTCGTCAAGCGCGAAGTCTTTGAGCAGTTCAAGGCAACGTATCCCGACCTCTCATACACTCCCGATCACAACCGCACAGCCCAGTTTGATGGTTCCCGTAAGATCCACATGTTCTTCCAGGCACTCATTGACCCTGTGTCAAACCGGTACCTATCTGAGGATTACATGTTCTGTCAGTGGGCGCGGAAGATGGGTTCGTCTGTTTGGTTCTGTCCGTGGATGCACCTGAATCACATCGGCACCTACGTGTTCGGTGGGTCGCTGGAATCGCTGGCCCAGCTTTCGCATGAGCAGAAGCAGCGCGGACATGCGACAGCCGTGGCTAAGGACATCAACGAAAAGGTGAAAACCGATCCTGGTACTTTACCTGTTGCTCCGGCTCCTGCTCAGGCTCCTGTTCCGACTGTTGCTCCAGTTCCTACGGGGCGACTTGAAGAACTGCTTGGGGACCAGGTGATTACTGAGCCTGTCATTGAGGTGAAGTAATGGGAAAGAAGTGTGTTCTTTGTCATGATGGCGAAGTGTTTATCAATGGGGTCTGCCGAGACTGTTTTCATAAAGACCCCAAAGACCGCCCCGAGTTGGAGACATGTTTGGAATGTGGTCGCGCATCGTCTGAACCATTTACCAATGGGTTTTGTGTGACTTGTGGAAAGAAGCCCGACCCATCTTACGACGTAAGCACCAAGCCCACGAACCCAAAGGACATTATCGGGAGCGATAAGGTTCCGATTCACCTTTGGCCAGAGACCGCAACACTCTTGGGAACGATGGCGCTGCTGGATGGAGCCTTGAAGTATGGGCGGGCCAATTGGCGGCATGACGGTGCACGAGCATCTATCTATTTTGATGCGTGCCGCCGGCACCTCAATAAGTGGTTTGAGGGTGAGGATACGGACCCTGACTCGGGACTGCCGCACCTCGCGCACGCCCTCGCCAGTCTGGCGATTCTCGTAGATGCGGAAGCGATGGGAGAACTGGTAGACGACCGCCAGTTTGAAACCGCATCGGATGGTGTTCGGTATAAGAAGCTCATTGACGACCTGACTCCGCATGTTCGGCGCCTGAAAGAGCTATACAAAGATCGGAACCCGAAACACTGGACTATCGCCGATGTATAGTCTTGACTTATCACCCCTGTTCGCATATAATGGTCTATTGAAGGAGACATATCACAATGGCAGCATTCGCAGTTAGCAATACAATTCAGAAGATCCTCAAGAATTTCGCCGGGATTTCCGGGTCGGTTCTTTTGGCAGAGGGCAAGTCGCAGAAGATCGTTTCGCAGGGCAAGTCAGTTCTCGCTCTGGCGGAATTCCCTGATGCGTGGCCGAAGGAAACAGGCATCTATGACCTGGACAAGTTCCTTGGCATCCTCTCGCTTGACAGCAAGCCAGAGATTGAGTTCGGTGAGGAATCCATGACGATCACGTCTGGCGCATCCAGCGTCACGTATCGTTACTCCGACCCGTCCACCATCATTGTCCCACCGAGTAAGGTGCTCCCGACAACAGACCCCGCCGTGGAGTTCACGCTTTCGGAAGCAGTTCTCTCCCGTCTCAACAAGGTCACGTCCATGCTGGACCTGGACCTCATCGTATTCAGCATCAACGTTGAAGGCGATACCAAGACAGTTACCGTTCGCGCCAAGAATTCTAAGAATCCTGTGTCGCATACGGCAAGCATCGTCGTGCCGAGCGAGGACATCGTGGCACATCGGGACTTCACCGCGGACCTCAACATCAAGGCAGAGAACTTCCGTATGTTGCTTGACGGCGCATACACTGCCTCCGTATCCAAGTGGCCGTATGTGTTCTTTACACACAAGGCAGAACCCGTATCGTATTACGTCGTTATCCAGCCATAAGGAGGCAGGATGTTCACTTTTCTACTATTACTATTCGTCACTCTCATTGCTGTGCTTGGTTATGCTTTGCGGAAGCTGTTTCTTCTCAAACAGGAACTAAACGCGAAGGAACTTGACAGTCGGTTTGAGGAAGCGTGGCGTGGGCAGTCCGATTCTCGGGAACACTTGACGCGCAAGATTGAGGCGCTTGAGAAGACGGGCGAAGAGAACGTCAAGTATCTGGAGTCCAATTGGCAGCGGTCGCTTGACGCATTGGACCTTCGTGTCAATGAAAGCATCGTGACGCTGGAACGCAAGGTTGACGAGAACGTTGCGGAGCTACAGCGCCGAATCGATGACCGGGTAGACGGAGTTTACCGTGCATTGGACGCCGTGGTGGCTGAGGTGAATGCCCTGAAGGCCACCAAGAAGAAGTAACTGTTGCTCCCGTAGTGTAATGGCAGCACACGGGCCTTATAAGCCCGCAGCACTAGATTGGTGCGTAGTCTAGGTTCAAGTCCTAGCGGGAGTACCACAAAGGATCATAATGGAAGCGCGTGAACATTTCGCCTGGGTTGAGAAATACCGCCCGCAAACGCTGGACGAGTGCATTCTACCCAAGTCAGTGAAAGACACTCTCATCGCGGCCGTCAAGCAGAAGGATACGACCAATCTTCTGCTTGTGGGTCGCGCAGGCACAGGAAAGACCACCGTGGCCCGTGCTCTCGTGCGTGAGCTAGATGCCGACACATTGGTCATCAACGCATCAGAGGAAAACGGGATCGACGTTATCCGCGGCAAGATCAAGGATTTCGCGTCCACCCTGGGATTCTCTAGTGCCCGCAAATACGTCATTCTGGACGAAGCGGACTACCTCCATCCTCAGTCAACACAGCCTGCGCTCAGAGCCTTCATCGAGGAGTTCTCTAAGACCTGCGGGTTCATTCTGACTGCCAATTTCCCACAGCGGATCATTCAGCCGTTGCACTCGCGGTGCGCGATTGTGGACTTCAAGGTTCCATCGTCGGAACGGGCTGCTGTCGCGGCCGCGTTCACTAAGCGTGTCATGGACATCCTCAATAAAGAGGGCGTCAAGTTCAACACCAAGCTGGTCGCGCAGGTCGTAGCACTCCATTTCCCCGATTTCCGTCGTGTGTTGAATGAGCTACAGCGGTTCAGTTCCGGCGGCGAGTTGTCGGAAGCGATCCTGTCGCAGATTACCGATAAGGACATCAATGACTTGTTTGATGCGCTGAAGTCACAGGACTTTCAAGTAGTCCGCAAGTGGATTGGTGTGCATGATGACATGGATTCCGCGGCGTTCTATCGGATGCTGTATGACTACATCCCCAAGAAGGTCGATGACTCGTGTGTAGCTGAGATGATCGTCACGATGGCGGACTACAGCTACAAGGCAGGATTCTGTGCGGACCCGCAGCTTAATAACCTGGCGTGTCTTGTGGAGATTCTACACAACGCGAAGTGGAGATAATGTGAGCCCCGACTTTATCAATGGAGCATTTGAGTTTGTCGGCGCCGGCCTGACGTGGATGAGTATTCGGAATCTTCGGCGCGACCGAGGGTATGCGGGTATCTACTTGCCGGCTATCGTGTTCTTCATGTCGTGGGGATTGCGGAATCTGTTCTACTATCCACACCTCGGACAGTGGTGGAGCTTTGCTGGTGGAGCGTTCATGGTCGTCACCAACATCATTTGGATTGCGCTGATGTGGTTCTACGGTCCCATCAAGAAGGCGATGCAATAATGCGGGATATGTTCATGGGGTTGTTGTTTGCGACGACCCTGTTCATACTCCTACCAAATCCGTGGACACTCGCGTTTGTGTGCATGATGGGTTTCGTAATTTATGAGCGTTGGATAAATCGGTATCGGTGGAGACACTAATGAAAGTCTATCTAGCCTCTCGCTTTACCAACAGGAACTTCGTCAAGGCATTTGCAAGTAAGGTGCTGACGATGCGCTGCACTGCCAGGGACCCGCACATTGAGTTTGTGCAAACGTGGACCGAGGAACCTGTGCTGACGGTCATGGAGAGTGGATTGCAGAAGGAAATAGCATATCGTGACCTCCATGACCTTGATGAGGCGGATGCGATTTTCATTCTGACTGAGGGATGTGAGTTAGTGCCTGGTGGGATGCACTTTGAGGCGGGATACGCTTACGCTTCTGGAAAGCGCATCGTTGTCATTGGTCCTCGCGTGAACGTATTTTACCATTTGGGAGACGTCGAGTGGTATCCGTCGGTGCAGGCGTTTCTAGAGTCTAATTTTGAGTCGGCATTCAATGAGTAAAGATTCTCGCACGTATGAACCTCCGGAGCCGTTTGACCTCATTTTCATCGACGGGGACCATTCGTTTGAGGGCTGTCTTGCCGATGTGGCGCGATATGTTCCAAAATATCTGAAACCGGGTGGGTATTTCATCCTGCACGATTATTTCGGATGGTACCACGAGGGAAAGAACTGCTCTCCGATTATGATGGTGATTCAGCGGGCCTTGGGAGAACTGGACCGCGTTCTGATTGACACGGGCTACCAGAGTCTTGTGGTGTTCCGGAAGCAATCTCTTACCATCCCATTTTCTGCCGGAGCGCAAAATCTTCCGTCGGGTTCCTATACGATTGGTGAATAATACTAATCAGGATATCGTGATAATATTGTGTGGGCCCAAGTTTTTAGGTCTTTGATTCGTTGACCACTCGGGTGTGATGATGCCCAAAGTTCGAGATTGTCAATTTGATTGTTTGCTCGATTGCCGTTTTTGTGGTGTATTTGTTCGTTCGGAAACAATGCTCGTCCCAGGTGTTTTACCATGACATATTCGTGTTCTAGAACATATCCGGATTTACGAACTTCACCGGGGTAAGTTTTGTCGGTTATATAAACGAGCACATATCCTTGGTTTGTGTATTTTTTAATGTTCTTCCATGCGTGGTGTTGTGGCCCTTTACGTTTGCGTAGGCAACCACAACTTTTTGTGAACGGTAGATTGTTGGCGCCAATTAGTTTTATGTTGCCGCATTTACAGCGGCACTCCCATATTATACTGCCGCCGGCCGTGCGTTTGTCGGTAGGTTGGATTGCTGTTAATAGGCCAAATTGTTGTTTGGTGATGTCTTTGAGATGCGCCATTGATTCTCCTAGTTTGTCGGGCGATTGTATTTAGGAAAAAGAATGTCTAGTGAACGAAATACCCGCTTGTGGGATTATTTGAAGGCGATTACACAAACGAAAGACAGAAGTATATTTGAAGATGTGGATTTTGATAAGAATTACGAGCCATTTATTATTCATCGAATGCTCTTACAGCACAGAGATGCCGTAATGGCGGCAAATTTGATGAATGAGCGGCCGTGGTTAGATAAGAAATTACAGGCAATGTTTCTTCTAAATACATTATGTGCTTGTTTTCGTCGTAACGAAAAGAGCCTAAAGATTACTGTGCCAAACGATGTTAGGGATGTGGCGGAATACTATGATTGTAGCCTCCGAGCAGCCCGCGACATTGTTCCGTTGCACACCAAGGAACAGATGAAGATCATTCGGTCCCGTCTTGAGAAAGGCGGTACCGCAACGAAAGCGGGTTCCCGCCATGACGATTCATGAGACCAATTCAAACTCTGTCGTGCTGCTTCCCCATGTGGCAGCGGTGATACATGACTGTGTAGAGGTAACTCTTGCTAGTCCCGATGACTTTCTGAAGGTAAAAGAGACCTTGACCCGTATTGGGGTCGCCTCGCACAAGGACCATGAGCGTCCTAGATTGTATCAAAGCTGCCACATTTTACATAAGCGTGGTCAGTATTACCTTGTCCACTTCAAAGAGCTATTCCTGCTAGACGGGAAAGCTGCTCAGACACACTTTGATGATACGGACCGGGCCCGTCGTAATACTATTGCGAACATGCTTGCCGAATGGGGGCTGGTGAAACTGGTAGATCCCGCAAAGAGCGCAGCTCCTGTGGTACCGATTTCGCAGATTACAATAATACCGTATAGAGATAAAATTTCATGGGAATTGGTTGCTAAATATGAGATTGGTAAGCGTCGTGTTCTCTAAATAAGAAATGGGGAGGTACGATGAATGCCGAGTAAAATTGATTTGATGGGAAAGCGATTTGGGCGGCTGTTGGTTGTTGAGGAAATTACTCCCGACAAACGAGGAGAATTTCGTTGGCGGTGTGTTTGTGATTGTGGTGAAGAGAAAACAACGACCGGTCATTATTTGCGAACAGGAAAAACCACAAGTTGTGGCTGTTATCGTAAAGAAGTTGCAACAGAGCGTATTAAAATTTGGTCCGCAAATAGTGTAGGCAAGTATCGAAGAGAAAAATCACATAATTGGAAGGGCGGCCGGAAATTTACCGATAAGGGTTATGTTGATTTATTGGTTGACGGTCATTATTGCTTGGAGCATCGTTATGTTATGGAGCAGCATTTGGGACGAAAATTGTTGCCTGAAGAAAATGTGCACCATATAAACGGAGTTCGTGCCGACAATCGTTTTGAGAATTTAGAGTTGTGGAGTAGGTCGCAGCCGCCGGGACAGCGAGTAGTTGATAAAGTGAAATGGGCCCATGAGATACTAGACCAATATAAGGAGTTTGATAATGACCGTAGTGAAAGTGCCAGATATTGAAGGACCGGAATGTCAGTTGTGCTGGAAGCAGGCTCCGTCGATGGAGCGGTGTGATCGGGCTGCTGGTCACGCGGGCCCGCATACGTGGGAACTGTCGTTCAGCCGGTATCAGAATGGCGTAGTGAAGACCTGGGATTGTGGGAAGACGGAGAAGGACCGCCTGCTCAACGCGGTGCTTGGGATTGCGGGCGAATCGGGAGAGTATGCGGACCTAATCAAGAAGCAGGAATTTCATGGAATTCCGGCGGACTCTCGCGCTGTGTTGAAAGAGCTAGGCGATATTCTCTATTACGTGACAGCCGCGGCCATGGAGCACGGATACACGTTGGAGCAAGTTGCGATCACCAATAACCAAAAGCTCGCCGCTCGTTATCCCGAGGGATTCAAGCTCGGCGGCGGCATCCGCGAGTAGTTTGCCCTAACGACTCTACCTCTAAATAGTATTTGGAGGTAGAGTTATGCCACTTAGTCAATCAGGCGTAAAATTCATCGCACAATTTGAAGGGCTCCGGCTGTCATCTTACCAAGACGTAAGAGGCATCTGGACAATTGGATACGGAACAACGTATATCAATGGCAAACCTGTGACTCAGGGCATGACATGCACTCAGGAGCAGGCAGAGCAATGGCTCGCTGCCGATACGCAGGTCGCGGAAACTGGTGTTCGCCGATATCTGTCTGGCTGTGGTTTGACGCAGAATCAGCTTGACGCGCTTATCAGTTTTGCGTATAATGTAGGAGTCGGTGCATTTCAATCATCGACGTTGGCGAAGATGATTCGTGCCGGCCAGCCGGTATTGGAAGATTACTTCACGCGGTGGAGTAAGGCAAAGGACCTAAAGACGGGACAGTTGGTAGTCGTTCCTGGGTTGCTACGGCGGCGCCAGGGTGAGTATAACGTGTATATGTCGGGAGTATATGATGCCTAATGATGGATTGTTTGTAACGTCGGTGGATATGGGAGTGCGGAACGTGCATCTATTGTCTGGTGAGGACATTATCGGGCATGTGTTCTATTTTAAAGCCGATAAGAACTTTCGCATCGAAACGCCCGTGATGCCCACAATGTCGCAGGACCAGCAGGGAAACTATCGCGTGGGATTGCTTCCGCTCCGTCCGTATTTGGACAAGATCCCACACGTTGATGTGCCGGAAAACAACGTTTTGTATGAGGTTCCGGTGGGCGAGAAGATGGGCAAGCTCTACGCACAGTTCACGAGCAACATCATCGTCGCTGGACCGGGATCGATTCCGACGGGTTCATTGGACCAGATTCTCAACCAGAAGTAAAGCGTGAAGCATACTATTCGACAGGTGAAATACCTTAAGTCTCTACGGGCGGACTTGCAATACACAAGCATTGCAACGATTGGTAATCGTGTGTTCGCCCGAGCCCGTGCCAAAGACGGCGCCCCGGTTTACGTAGAGCAGGAGTATTGTCCTACCTACTATACTCCAGATACCACAGGCGCGTATGGTGCCGTGGGCTATGACGGAACACCCCTTATTCCTAACGTTTGCGATTCAATTAACTGGGGTCGCCAGTTTCTTGAAGAGCACGAGGAAAAGGGTGTTCCTGTTTATGGCAACATTCAGCCCGAATACATGGTGCTGTCGGACGTGTATGGCGGCAAGGAAATTGAACCGGACATGGATCGTCTCTATGTGTGGTTCCTCGATATTGAAGTAGACCGCGACCCCGTCAGGGGATTCGCCAAGATTGACGATCCATTCTGTCCAGTCACCGCAATCACGGTCATCTGGCAGCATATGGGAAAGACGGGCACTGTCGTCTATGGGACGAAGGATTACACGCCCGCGCCCGATGTCACCTATCTCCATTGCAAGAATGAGGATGAACTGCTCAGGTGCTTCCTCAATGACTTCAGCGACGGATACGATTACCCGGACGTAGTGACGGGCTGGAACGTCCAGTTCTATGATATCCCGTATCTCATCAATCGTATGAAGCTCCTGTTCGCGGAAGAGAACTGGATTCGGTTCTCGCCGTTTGAACGCATCTCTGACCGTCGCGTGACCCTCAACGGCCGCGACCAGACGGTCATGGATGTCAAGGGCGTTGCTATTCTTGACTATTACGAGCTATACCGGAAGTTCACCTACACACAACAGGAATCCTACAGACTGGACCACATCGCGCACGTAGAGTTAGGCAAGCGGAAGCTCTCATATGCGGAGTTTCGTTCTCTCGCAGGGCTCTATCGTGGTGACCTGAAAACGGAACCTAATGTGGTGTATGAGAAGGGGTCGTTGCTTCAAGCGGCGCAATTGCGGGAGAAGTTGGCGAAACGTCTAAAGGGGAACGGGTGAATATCCATCCTGTAGTGTGTTTGCGGTCTGAGCGAATGTTGACTCCCGCATTACGAGCCGGCGGCACGGGACGCCCGAGAAAGTTGTTCACGGCATCTTTGTTAAGTTGGTGTTCATCGATGAACATGCCGATGGTTTGTGTATGATAAACAACGTTGTTCGGGGAAACACACGTCCACACATACTTCGCGTTTTTGCTGCCGCCCGCCTGCTTTGCTGTGGTGGTGTGGTGTTTACCCAACATGCCGTGCGTGAACCCTCGTTTTGTCCAATGGTGCGCCGACATGAGTTGCCGTGTTGCGTCGGAACACACCCATCCTGTCGCACCATCACCCCCGTCGGTGAGGTTGTAGCCTTTGGTAGGGTCGTTTGTCTCGTAGAGGCGGATGTAATGTTGTTCGAGTTCTCCCCATGCCAGTGACCGGTCGTTGGTTGTTGTTAGCACTGTAACAGTAAATGCGGGCCAGCCATGTTTGCGAATAGAACGACTCAGATATCGTTGCGGACTGTGGGTGCGTGGTTGACCCGAGTGTTTGTGGGCGCAAAGACGACGGGGAAGATTGCCGGTAACACCGACGTATCGTTTACCGGTAGTTGTATTGGTGAGTAAGTAAATGGTAAACATAGAATCCTTTAACGTCACGTCCGGCGATGACCTTGAATACGTTGCCGGCCACATGGACGAATATACCGACGAGCAACTACAGAGTATTTATAATATTGTAGACGTTCACGTAAAGCAAGAATCCCACGCCCATTTTATTCGTTATAACGTTAACGACGTGCAGTTAGTTGTTGACTTGGACGCGAAGATGAAGCTCATTGAGCTGGTGTGCGCCCTTGCGTATGGTAGTAAGGCAAACTTCGCGGACACGTTCCGCCAGGTCCGTCTGTGGGATATCATGGCGTACCACTACCTCCGTGCCGAGGGCAAGCAGATTCCACCCAGGAAAGAGGGGTCGAAGACTGAACAATATGCGGGCGCGTTTGTCAAGGACCCATTGGTCGGTCTTCATAATTGGGTCGTGTCATTTGACGTGGCCAGCATGTATCCGCATATCATCCGCGAGTGGAACCTGTCCCCGGAGACGATTGATAGTAAAGCAACGGTCAGCAAATGGACGGTTGAAGAGTTCTTGGCAAAGACCGTCGATACATCCTTTGCTCCGGTCGCGGATGTCGCGTTAGCGGGTAACGGACTTCAAACGCGCCGCGATACGGAAGGGTTCCTGCCGCATATGTTGAAGACACTTTATGAAGAACGGGTGCGGTATAAAGGAATGATGAAGTCTGCCAAGAATGAACTGGAACGGATTAAGAGTGAGAGGGCCCGCCGTGCCGACACCAGAACAGCGTGAACGATACCGCATTCGCCATTGGAAAGTATTGCGACAGAAGTTGTATGGCATCACTCCTGAAGAGCATGGGGCGTTGCTTGCGAAACAGAATAATGTTTGTGCGATATGTGGGTTACCTGAAACGAATAGGTGGCGAGATAAGGTACGTGAATTGTCCGTCGACCATTGTCATATTACTGGTGTTGTGCGTGGACTGCTTTGTGCTCGGTGTAATCTCGTTCTTGGTAAGTGTAATGATGACCCGACATTGTTGCGAATGATGATAGCATATTTGGAGAAGTTGGAGAAGTATCGTGGTTGATTTGACTGTAATGAGTGACGCGGAGTTGGATGCTTACGAGCGGAAAATGACGCGGGACGTGTCGCGATATAACAACCAGCAGTTGGTGCGGAAGGTCAACCTCAACTCCGCATACGGCGCCCTGGGGTCTGCTTACTTCCGGTTCTACGACACAGACCTCGCGGAAGCTGTGACTAAGACGGGGCAGCTAACCATCCGTTGGGTCGCGGAGCGCGTGAACACGTATCTCAACAAACAGTTCCGCACCAAAGAGGACTACATCATTGCGTCCGACACGGATTCCATCTATGTCCGTATGAGTGCGTGTGCGCGGGCCTACCAGAACCTTTATCCACGAGACACTAAGGAACAAGTGATTGCGATGCTGGATAAGTTCTGTGAGCAGAAGATCCAGCCCGTCATCAACCAAGCCTTTGCGGATTTGGCGAAGTATCTGAACGTCGCAACGCCGTGCCTGAAGATGGTGCGGGAAAGCATTGCCGATAAGGGCGTGTGGACAGCGAAGAAACGTTACATCCTGAATGTCTACAATAGCGAGGGGGTGCAATACGCGGAACCCAAGCTCAAGATCATGGGCATTGAGGCGGTCAAGTCCAGCACACCACAGATTTGCCGAGACATGATCAAGCACGCCATGAAGCTGTTCATGACAGGGACGCAAGAGGACGTGTGGACGTATATCGAGGAGTGTCGCACGAAGTTCATGGGTGCGCCCTTTGAGGATATCGCATTCCCCCGTTCGGTGAACGGACTCAAGAAGTATAGCCGGATGGACAAGAGCGTTCCGATTCACGTCAAGGGTGCACTGGCGTTCAATGACGCACTGGCATCAACTGGACTGGAGAAGGAATACGAGCCCATCCATGAGGGTGAGAAGATTCGTTTCACCTATCTGAAAGTGCCGAACGCATTTCACACGCACGTCATGTCCGCTCCCGAGGGATGTCCAGCGGAGTGGAAGATTGAGAAGTGGATCGATTATGATACGATGTTTGAAAAGAGTTTGGTTGAGCCTTTGGAGGCGATTCTTTCCTGTGCCGGATGGTCCACCGCCCACACCGCGTCACTCTTCGACTGAGTGGCATGTGCTGGCGCCGCCGGAACGACCGAGATTTCCGCCCTTGCAATAGCGTGGGCGGTGTGTTATAATGAGGACTTATGAAAGTAAAAGATTTGATCGCCGCATTACAGAATGTTGACCCGGAGCGTGAAGTGATCCTTCAAAAAGATGCCGAAGGGAATGGATATTCTCCGTGCGCGGGAATAGACGACAACTGTACCTATGAGGCGGAATCAACTTGGTCGGGTGTGGTGTATTACCAGAAACTCACTCCTGAACTAATCGCGCAGCAGTTTACGGATGATGATGTGTATGAGGGTGGAGTGCCCGCGCTAGTGCTCTTCCCGATCAATTAGGAGTGATGATGGCGAAAACGGACTTTTTCAAAACGTTTGTAGATGACTTGGGCGACCCGGGTACGGCGATTGCCGCAGACGGCACGGCATCATCGGAGTTCTCAGGATACATCGACACGGGCAGCTACGTGCTGAATGCCGCGTTATCAGGCAGCATCTTCGGCGGACTCCCGAATAACAAGGCGATTGTGTTTGGTGGCGACCCCGCGACGGGCAAGACGTTCTTCGCGTTGGGACTCGTCAAGCAATGGCAGAAGCAGTATGCTGACGGCCGCACATTCTACTTTGACACGGAATCGGCAGTCACCAACAAGATGATGACGGACCGAGGGATTGACATCGGACGTGTCGCCAAGTCGGAGCCAGACTCGCTAGAGGGGTTCAGGAACACAGCGGTCAAGCTGCTGGACAAGTATGCGGAGCTTGACAAAGAGACGCGGTTCCCGCTCCTACTCGTTCTGGACTCTCTTTCTATGCTCCCGTCGCGCAAGGAAATGGCGGACGTAGCGGAAGAGAAGGACACAAAGGATATGACAAAGCCCGGCATCATCAAGGGCACATTCCGTCTTATCCGTTTGAAGCTTGCCAAGGTGCAGGTTCCGTTCATCATTACCAATCACGTCTACGCACAGATTGGCGCTTACATGCCGACCAAGACGATGGCGGGAGGCAGCGGCGCTCAATACGCATCCGATACTATCGTGATGCTATCTAAGAAGCAGGAGAAGGTTGGGGATGACATCGTGGGCATTTTGGTCCATGTGCATGTCAAGAAGTCCCGCCTTTCCCGTGAGAATACCAAGGTGGATGTTCGTATCCTGTTCGACGGCGGACTGGATCGGTATTACGGATTGCTGGACTACGCTGTTGAAGCGGGGTTCATCAAGAAGGTGTCCACACGTTACGAGTTACCAGACGGGTCCAAAGTGTTCGAGAAGGCGATCCTTGCTCATCCAGAGAAAGTGTTTACCCAAGAGCTATTGGAAAAGCTGGACGAATACATGAAACCCAAGTTCACATATACCGCGACTGTCGCGGCTACGACTGAGGGTTCCGATGTTGAAGAATAAGCAAGAAGTTCTAAACGCTGTCCTGCCTAGGATTGTCCAGCCCAGTTCGACCGACGATGCGAAGATGGCGCTGGAGATTGTCGCAGGACCGTATAAGGGTGTGGTCTACGGATACACATCATTCCAGGCGGTAGGGGAAGTCAAGGATAGTATGCAGCCCGTCAAGTATGAGACGTGCATCTATTCCGCGCCAGATGAGTTCAAGCATGATGAGGCCTTTGATGTGTTTACCACAGAGGTGCTCGTCGCGTGGTTGGAGTTGGTGGCAGAGCTAGAGAACAAGACACACACAGAAGGGCAGTAATGCAGCCACTCGAACGCACAATACTCCGCCAACTCTTTGATAAGAAGGATTTTGCGGAGCGTGTTGTCCCGTATCTGAAGGAAGAGTATTTCTTCACTCCGGCCGCGGCGACGATCTACAAGCTGTATCAGGCCTTCTTTGACAAGTTCCATGCGGTGCCTCAGTTTACCGCGATTCGGATTGGACTGGATTCTGTTACGACGTTGACAGAACGGGAAGCGAAGGAGGCACAGGCGGAGCTAGCTGAGGTGGAAGCCGAGGTGCCGCTTTCACACGATCAAGATCCGTGGTTGCTAGAACAGGCTGAGGAGTTTTGCCAGGATCGTGCTATCCATGTGGGTTTGCAAGAAAGCATCCGAGTCATGGACGACCCGAAGGCGACTCGCCACACGATTCCAGACATCATGAAGGCCGCATTGGCGGTGAGCTTTGATAATCATGTCGGACATGATTTGATTGCTGACGCGGATGCTCGGTTTGATTTTTACCACAATCAGGAATCCAAGGTGCCATTTGACTTGGAAGTGTTCAATGCGATGACACGCGGCGGCGTTCCGAAAAAGACGCTCAACGTGGTCATGGCCGGCACGAACGTCGGGAAGTCGCTGTTCCTGGTGCACCTCGCGGCCGCCTACAAGCGCATGGGTCTGAATGTGCTCTATATCACCATGGAAATGGCGGAAGAGCGCATTGCGGAACGTATTGATGCGAACCTCATGAATCTCCCGATTGATGACGTGCATGACCTCCCGCGCTCAGACTATATCCGTAAGATTCAAGCGATCAAGACGCTCTCAACGGGGCGAGTGATTATCAAAGAGTATCCGACTGGTCAAGCTCACGCGGGGCATTTCCGGTCGCTCTTGCAGGAACTGAAGCTCAAACAGAACTTCAAACCAGACGCAATCATGGTGGACTATATCACGATTTGCGCGTCCTCGCGTCTCAAGCTCGGTGCCAACGTCAACTCATTCGGACTGTATAAGTTCGTTGCGGAAGAGCTTCGCGGATTGGCGGTAGAAGAGAATGTGCCGGTCTGGTCCGCGGCACAGTTCAACCGCGACGGGTTCGCCTCGTCCAGCCCGGGTTTGGAGCAAGTCGGAGAGTCATGGGGAATCCCGCAAACTGCTGATTTCATGTTCGCTCTCGTCTCTACAGAGGATTTGGCAAAGTTAGGTCAGATGGGTGTAGTGGAGATGAAGAATAGATATGCTAAGAAGAAGACATTCGGACAGCAGCTTATCGGCGTAGATACGGACCGAATGAAGCTCTATGATTTGACTTCGGCACAGCAAGCACTCGCTGTTCATCAGCCGCCTAGCACTATGAATACACCGTCGTCTACGTTCCAAACGTTCAACAAACGGAAAAAGCGGCCACTCCAAGCTCTCAGAAAGCAGGGGCCCGCGCAGGACGAATAGATGTTATAAATACTCTGCGGACAGGTTGTTGTGGAGTATATATGCATAAAATAGATTTGACGGGGCGCACGTTTGGTCGGCTTATCGTGTTACGGGAATCTTCCTCTCGCAAAACAGACAACCGGTGTATGTGGGTTTGTCGCTGTAGTTGCGGCGTCGAAATAGACGTTCGGGGCGACAGTTTGCGTAACGGAAATACTCAAAGTTGTGGTTGTATGCAGCGAGAGTATGCTCGGCAAAACCGAGGCGAAAACAACAAAAGTTGGAAGGGCGGCCGCCATACAACCAAGTGCGGCTACATTCGTATTCTCATGCCAGATGGACGGTACCGGTTTGAGCATCATTTGGTAATGGAGCAGCATATAGGCCGATCTCTAAGTAAGCACGAAGAGGTGCACCATAAAAATGGTATAAGAAATGATAATCGGTTTGAGAACTTAGAGTTGTGGAGTAAGTCGCATCCCTGCGGGTCACGAGTAATAGACCTTGTTACTTGGGCCAAAGACATCCTATCTCAATACGGAGACGTAAGTGAGAATCCACACACTGCATAACCGGGTTATCCGCGACATGGATATGATGTTTGACGAGGTGAACACTGTATTCCCACCGAAAATGCCGAAACGATATGAAACGCGCCAGATGAACCTGGGCGCATTCGTGAAACGGCTAAATACAGTGACGACGAAGTTCAATGTTTTCAACGAACTGAAGGATGACCTCGCAACACCGAAGGGGATGGTGTTGGTGTCGGGATTTTGGTATCCTGAGAGCTGGTTGCCCGTGCGCGAGAGTGATGCGGACGCTAGAGTAATCTGGCATCTCAATCCAGACTCGCATCGGATTCGGATTACCCCGACAATCTGGTCGCGCCGTCGGTATTACTTTTGGGAATACCTCGCGCATGAGTTGGTGCACCGGTATCAGGATTTGGATCGTCCTGATGACGCCCGGTCACGAACGTTCCGTGTGCGAACGGATGATAGCGACCAGGCAGCGGAGCAGAAGCAGTATTACAGCGACTATGATGAGCTTGAGGCTTACGCGCATGGCGCCGCGCTGGAGTTACTGACGTGGTGGCCGGATTGCACCGTGCAACAGGCTATCGGACATGCCCAGGAAATCGATCCAAACTCTCGGGTTTGGACAACATATAACAGCTACTTGACGACCTTTGAAGTAGGACATCCGGCGAGGACGCACTTTAGACGGAAGGTGAAACAGTGGTACCACGCAATGCAACAGACACCGGACTTCTATTCGAGGCTGGCACTCCCGCGTTTAGTGTAGTCCGTTTTGATGATTACTCTCCTAGCCTTTTGGCTGAGGCAAAGAACACGCATTTGACCCATCTTGAGGATGTGGTCTTAGACGATGGTCCTGCCGGCGTTACATTTGCACTGACTATTTTACGTGAGTTCGGGCGCATTTTGAACGGTGGGACAGTTTCCCGGGCGCTCAACGTCTCTGTGAAGTGGGACGGGGCGCCCGCGATCATCTTCGGGGAAGACCCCGAGGATGGCAGATTCTTTGTGGCAACGAAGGGCGCGTTCAACAAGACTCCCAAGCTCGCCAAATCCCACAAAGACATCGATGGGTTCTGGAGTGGCGGACTTGCGGCCAAGATGCACGTCGCGTTTGACACACTCCAAGCTGCCAAGCCGAAGGGTGTGCTTCAGGGTGATGCGCTCTATTCCCGCGATGAGATTGCGGTCCAAACGATTGACGGAGTAAGCTATCTTACATTCCGTCCCAACACGATCACCTATGCGGTGGACCAGAATAGCGACCTTGGCGCCAGGATTGCAGCGTCGGCTTTCGGTATCGTCGTCCACACGATGTATACCGGCAAGGGAACGCTCGCCAACTACCACGCATCTCCGATTACGTCCGCGGCGTTTTCCGCGATGCGCCCCGGCTCCGAGGTCGTGATTTTGGATGCGAAGTTTGACGACCTCTCAGGAAGCGTCACATTCACAGCACAGGAACAGTCGGACTTTGACTTGGCGTTTGATGAAGCGCAGGGTTGGGCTAAACTTGACGTTCGTGTTTATGACGCGATTTTGACAGAACCGCTCCATGCGTATCTTCAGCAGTTTATCAATGCTCAGGTTCGGCAAAATAAGTCCGGTACTCCCGCTCAAGACATGCAGGATTTCACCATTTGGCTTGCCGAAATAGAGGATAAAGAGCTTGCGGGAAAGAAGAGCGATGCTGGAAAAGCAAGCACAAAGGCTAAATTTGGGGCGCTCCTGACGGATATTCGTCAGATCAAAAAGGGACTGACCAATTGGTTTGCACTCCATTCTGCTATTGCACGCACGAAAAACATTGTCGTGCGGAAATTGGGCCAGGCTTCCAAGATTGCGTCGTTCGTTTCGACGCCAACGGGATATTCTGTCACAGGACCCGAGGGATTCGTTGCGGTTGCTCATAGCGGCAAAGCAATCAAACTTGTGGACCGTTTGGAGTTCTCCCGTTTGAACTTCACTGTGCCAAAAGAATGGAAATAGCCTAAATACAGACAGGCGGACTGCCGATGGATAACTTGCAAGAAATTGAACAACAGAAGGCAGAGCTAGCCTTGGCTCGGGCGCTGCAAGAGGCGGAAGAAAAGGCCGCCCGCCAAAGTAGAGATGCGCGTTCGGGTAAAGGGATTGTTATAGCGTTTGGGCGGTTCAATCCGCCAACGGTGGGACATGCGCTTTTGATTGACTTGGTCAAGCGGGAAGCAGCCAAGCGTCATGCGGACATGTTGATATTCCCGTCACAAACGCAGGATACGGTGACGCTGAGATCCCGGGTTGCCCCAAAGAACCCCCTTCCGTTCTTAGAGAAGGTAGATTTCTTGGAAGAGCTTTTTCCGGGGGTGCCGTTTAGTGACGATGTGCGCGTCAAAACTCCGATTGATGCCGTTGCTGCATGTTCGTTTGCGGGCTACGATAGAGTTTGGGCGGTAGTCGGGAGTGATCGTGCGGCGGACTTCATGGCGTTTTCGAAGTTCATTAAGCCGCGAGGCATAAAGGGGCAGGACATCATTCTAAAGGAATTTGGGATCATTCCTGTGCCCGGTAATCGTGATCCCGATTCAGAGGGAGTCGCAGGAATGTCCGCGTCAAAGATGCGTGCTGCCGCGCTCGTGAACGACTTTGAGGCGTTCCGAAAAGGTGTCCCAACGAATCGCATAGATATAGCACAACGTCTGTTTAGAGCAGTGGAGAAACATATGGGACTTAGAGAATCAGCACAATACGGGTTCTTGCTTTACGGACCACAGGTCGCTGGGCTGTCCGAGGCGGTGCAGGAGCATACGACAATGGTTGCTCTCACGCCGCGGGATATCTCGCTCCAGAGCCCTCGCTTTGTGAAGCAGTTATCCTCAAAGCTCCCGTTTGTGATTGACGTGCGGAATGAGTCATATGTTGCCATCAAGCATCTACACTCGCTGTTGGAAGCCGCAAACATTACGCCGCTGGTGTATGTTCACGCGGGCCGCGGCCGCGTAGTCTCCGAGGATGCTGTGCTTCATATGACGACTGCGGGGCTTATCAAGCGTGGATTGACGCGGGATGTAGTTGAAGTAGCGACCGCGGGACAGATGATTCAGCACATGATTGGTATTATGGAAGCTATGGGTGGTGAAGGTAAAGGAACAACTGAGGTCGGTCTCAAGACACCGAGCGAGGTGCAGCGTCTACAGGCTACGCAGAAGCAGCAAGACCTGATGACGAAACAGCGACAGGCCCAGGAACTCTTAGCGGCAAAGCAATGTGAGCTTGCTAAGAAAACGCGGGATAGCATGAATAAAATCAAGACCGGCGAAAAACCGACATCATCCGCCAACGCATAAGCGGGCAGAGGAGATCACATGTCTAAGGGAAATTGGGGCGCAGATACAACAGACGAACGGAAACCTACTTGGCCATGGGTTGCCGAATACATTGGATACGCAAACTGCTTCGCATCGGGTGGCGGATGGACAGTCCGGTGGCCGTGGGGTGACGAGGTCATCGTCGCTCTGAGCAACCTGACCACGAAGCTCGGGACCGCAAACGAAGCTGGTCTAGCTGTGTATGCACTACCGGCAGCGGGCTATCTTGTCAATTCAGCAGCACAGTCATTGCAGGTGCTTGTGGAGTTCAACGAGGCCGTGACCGTGTCCGGCGTGCCAACATTGTCTCTCATTTCGGCGACAGGCGCGGCGAACGGCGGAAACCCTGCAAACGTAGCACTGAGCTACAACGCATCCGTGAGTGACCTGACCGCTGGTCGGGTTGTATTCGGGAACAACACGTTCTCGATGGCGGCCGGCGGATATGGCGGCGATTCGCTCGTAGCCAATTCTTCGTCTATCGTCGCAAATTGGGATACGATTGAGGACGCAGGGTCCACCGCAAACGTGGCGAACGGAATCCCGGCAGCACTCTCGCTTACGATTCCTGTCTACCAGGCTGTTCCGATCCAGACGCTTACGCTACGTGCGGGAACCGCGCAGGATACAGTCAACCAGGCTATCGGGTTTGAGTTGGATTTCAACCAGGCGTTGACCATCACCGGCACGCCGTTCGTGATTGCTATTGGTCCGAATACGGGCATTGCGAACACGAAGTTGAGCTATGTTGCCGCATCAAGCAACACAGCCAACGGACAGTTGGTGTTCAAGAGCGCAGCTAACCTGGACTTCAGCGCACTGACAGGAAACTGTGCATTCACGCTGACGACTAACGGAGCATCGGTGAATACAACTGATGGTTGGACGGGCATTGTGGGTCCGGCGCCAGTGCTTGGTGTTGTCCTGCACGCGATTGTTGTGGCGAACACGTTTACCGTTGTCCAGAATGAGCCGTTCCTCGCAACGACCGCCGCTGGAGCGAACGTAACGAACGCGGCCGCGCGGACGATTACCTTTGGTATTACGTTTGACCGTGCGGTGCTCGTCAATACGTCCATTGCAACGCCGACCGTGCTGGCTATCAGTAACGGTGCAAGCGCAAACGTATCGCTGGCTTACGTATCGGGCAGCGGTTCTGCGAACCTCGTGTTCAGCAGCGCGCCACAGGATTACACGTTGGCAGCTAATGAGGCGTTCTTCGTCAATGATAGCTCAACGATCACGGGGTTCGGAGCAATCTCAAACACCGGTATCGTATGCAGCTTGACGGGTGTGCTCACTGGTGCGGTTTCGAACCACACATTCCTCGTAAGCGCATAATAGGTTATTATGGAC